GAGTTAGAAATTCCGTATCGGAAGACAGGCATCCAAATGGACCTAAACAAAGTCTCATCCGTGAATTATCCAGAGCAAAACGTTTTAATGTCGGAATATCCTCGTAATCAAAAAGAATCTGATATGCTTTTTGATTTTCAGTCATGACTAATTACCTCACTCCGCCATCTTCATTTTTTCGTAATAAACCAAATTACACCGGCTTCCCACCCACGCAGCCAGTTCATTTATATCATAACCCATCCCAGTAAGTCTATCATTGATATGGAACTCGGCAACCATGTTGTCAACTTGAGTAAGACAGGTGGAATTATAAAGAGTTTCGTACTCAGCGCCTTCAATGTCCATTTTGAGAAGTTTAACACGATTAATAGAAGGGAATTTAAGGAATTTACAGGAATCAAATATGTCATCAAACGCCACGACTTCAACATTGACTATATCCATGGACTTAAAATCGGGAGTGACCACCATAGACGAACCACCGGAATAAGTTTTATCGCAATAGATAATTTCAGACTTATTACTTTTCCCGCCCACTCCTAGGTTGTACGGGTGAATGTTGGTAACTCCATTCAACCCTATATTCCTGATCATGGTAAAGAATGTTTTCGGAACCGGCTCAAGAGCAATAATTCTGGTGGATGGAAACAATTTAGCCATCATAATAGAAAACATTCCCTCATTGGCTCCAATATCCAGGATAATGTCATCCGGCTGAAACTGCAATCCTCTTTCTAATATTTTATAATTATCACTGAAAATTTCATGGATTAACGCAGGAGCGGTCGGGGTATTGGTAAATTTAAAATCAATGTCTTTGTATTTGAATTCTATAATACTGCCATCTACCTTTGTCACCATGTCTCTGGTCCCTCCACTTTTTCCTCTGCCTCCACCCTCTTTTCAGCATTAGGATTAAGCGCATTCATCACCTGCTCTAAATCCACTCCATCGTCGGCAAGTTTAATTGCCTTCTCCACCCGTTTCTCATCTTCCAACCCTTTAATGATAACAAACACAGCCGCAGAATTTCCAATTCCGCCTTCCCCGTCCCTTTTCATCTTGGCGGCCAGCAAAGCCGATTCCACTCTTAACAACTCTTTCACCATGAAGGAAAAGTCTTTATCGCTGGAAATCATTTCTTTAAGGCGTTTCCGGCCATTAACTGATTTGTAAGCCGCCCTCATGTCCTTCAGCATCTGGAAAGAATCATCGTCAAGAAGTCCGGCAACATCTTCTCCATCAGGAATATCAGGAAGCCGGTTGTCTACTGATTTTTTCACTTTATTGAATTCACGCTCAGACAGGTTGCCGCGTTTAAAAGGATTGAAATTGTCGGTTATTTCCCGGTCCTTGGTTTTGCCTCCGACAGAAGAAGTATCAGCCATGAGTTTTTGCGCCTTTCCCTCGAAAAGTTGCCACTGCTGCTTTCTTCATACACCGAAGGGAATTATCTGTCAACTTTTAACTTTTCAATTTTCAATTTTACCGGAAACCACTTTGCTGATTTTTTCCTGAAATTTTCCGGCAACTGTTTTTGTGTATAGTAATCAATTTTGGGATTCCAGGAAACAAGGGCTGGAGTACCTTAATTACTATCCAGACACTAGTAATTGATATATTGGGTATATTTTGTATGTTTTTAAACTTGCCGGTCATGGATATGATTCCCATATGATACTTAGTACCCCCTCATTCTCACTCTTTCAGGTGTTGCCGCCTTAACCATAAAGTAATTCTTTTTCCCCCAGGTGGAGGGCAAAGTGGAGGGGAACCTGTTGATAACTCAATAAATTATACTCCACCTAAAAACAGCCGCGTAAGTAGCTGATATTATAATAAGGAGACATAAGATTAATTATAGGACGTTGTATTGTGTAAGTACTTAATATGTAACAAATAATTGGATTATAGTGAGGATTATGACAGGAAACTGTATATATCAACATTGGTAAAGTGGAGGGAAGAAGGCAAAATAAGGGGTAAAGTGGAGGGAAAGGGCAAAATAGCACATTGTTGATAACTTGTCGCAAAAATGCGACTCCAGTCGCAAAAATGCGACTCAATCATGGAAATGTAGCACTCACATCTTATCATTGCCTCATAATTATTACGTACAATTGTACTGATATAATATCACTAATAATTACAATTAGTGGGGTATAATTCCCCAGTAGTGGGGTAAAATGCCCCAGTAGCAAAATTATTAGTGGGGTAAAATGCCCCAGTAGTGGGGTATAATTCCCCAGTGGTGTATTTGACACAGTAGGTGTGGTATTTTTGACACAGTTGCAAGATGACTGCTATCAGTGGTATATTTGACACAGTAGGTATGGTGTATTTGACACAGTGAGTTGACACCTTGTAAGTTTTGACACAGTAAGTGTGGTATTTTTGACACAGCAGCAAAAAATCGACACATTATAATAATGATAGCAAATCGCGTTGCAAAAAATCAGCTTGCGAGGTTGGCTCAGGTTGCGCGATCACGGGGAGGGCGGAAACCTACGCGCATAACAGATATATTACATGCAACCTGATTATCGGAGTTATCAACAGACCTGTAATTTTGCATTTATGCTAAGTTATTGATTTTATAGTGTTATTGCTAGTACCTGTGGATAGCCTTGTTGACAACCGCTATCGATGGTTATTTTGCCCCGTTTTGCGGTTATTTTCACAAGCGCATATTATTGGCTAAGTTGCTGATTTATAAATAGTTTTTAAGTTATTAACAGGTTAGAGGTGTGGTTATTTTACCCGCCTGACATGTTTCCGGCACGCCTTATATTCCGTGCCATAATTTATTTTAGCGGTTAAGTTGCTGATTTTATTACACAATTAAAATAATATATATGGGTATAACTCATTGGCATAGCATATGCATTATATAATAGTAATTAAATAAAAAAGGAGGAACAAAATGAATTTTAGAGTCATGTCCCGCTGGGACGGGGAAATTTTCGCAGAGGGATTTTCATCCCTCGAAAACGCGGAGAATTACATCTCCGCACTACCGGCAAAAACACGCTGGGATTGCTATGCGGAGCCTTGTCCTGACCCTCTGGACAAGGCTAGTATTTTCCTCGCCCTTGGCCTCACGGCTGAAGGCAAGCTCCGGCCCGGAACCCGGGCAATCTGGGACGGTGGCCGGGATGTTGAGGAGTTCCGCCACCTGGAATTCCCAGAGGTCGATGAGGACGGCTCAGTATGGGCTGATGTCATTGATTACGAGGGATATGGACCGCGCGTCCGTATCCTTGGAGTTTTTGACGAGAAACCGGCTAAAACCCCGGCTCCTGTCAAAAAAGAGGCCGTAGAATATGATTCCTACGGCAACCCCATCTACGGCGATGGGGCGGAGATGATTTAGTCGCAAATCCCTCAGAAATGAGGGTTGGGCGACTTTTTTTGTTTAAATTTTAACTTATTGGAGGAGGCACAAAATGAGTAATTTTACAGGGTGGTCACAAGGAGACGCGCTCGCAAGAGAGATGAGGCTCCGCGATGAGCGCGAGCGCCGCTGGAGCAAAACAACGACCGGAGGGGCATGCTCATGCCTCCACGGGTTTGTTTTCTGGCCGGGAGAGAAAAATCCGTGCCCGAAGTGTGCAGCGGAACGGGCGGCACACGAAGCCGCTGAAGAATCCCGGCGGGGTTCCTTGGTGGCAGAAGTCCGCTCCGCTTCTGAGCGGGTGTTTGACGAGGGCACTCCCCTCGCCGAGGCACAAGTGTCTGAGGTAGAAACCTGCGACGGAGGAAAGAAAATGAAAAATCTGTATATTAAGGATCCAGAACGCGGAATCGAAGAGCCTGCATATCTGCACGCTGATGGGACTTTAGTGTCCCTGTGGGACGGATTTGAAAAACTGCTCATCAAGGACGAAACAGGAACACGGCGGATCTCTCATTCTGATGCGGTAGATTTGGGGTATGAAAAGTAAAATCAGCCTGCGGGTGGCCAGTGAGCGCGCCGGGGCAAGGAGAAAAAGATGAAAATAAATAAGTGTAATATTTGTGAAGAAATTTTCTTCACAAACGATGGTTCTTTACAGGATTGGAGATCTTGCGAAGAGTTTATCTGCTCGGAATGTGAGCAAGAATTTAATCTTCATTTAAGTAATAAAATTAAACCAGCCTGCGGGTGGCCAGTGAGCGCGCCGGGGCGGAGGAAAAGAAAATGTCGAAGAATAGAGCTCACTCAATCGCAAAAGCAGAATATCTAAAAGTCTGCGCTTTTGCAAAAGCGGAATATGAAAAAGCCCGCGCCGCCGCATGGGCAGAATATCATAAGATTCGCGACCCTGCGTGGGATGCATGCGAAGAAAGACGCATGTCGGCATGGGCGGAATATAAAAGAATCTGCCTTGCGGCGGAAGTAAAATGTTATGGCGCTCAAGCCGCTGAGCGTGCAGAACGTGAAAAAATAGAGATACCACATTGAAAACCAGCCTGCGGGCGGCAACACGAGCGCCGGGGCGGAGGAGAGGGAAAATGAAAGCAAAGGTATACGCGGAAAATTATATCACTGGGGAAAAAAGATACATTGGTAAGGTGTTATACGACAACGCAAGCCGCGCCATCCAAATGTATCAAGACGATGCAGAAGCCGATGAGGAGATTGTGCTTATCGACGAGGCGGAAGAAAGATAATCAATCAGCCTGCGGGTGGCCAGTGAGCGCGCCGGGGCGGAGGAAAAGAAAAATGAAATACACAGTAAAATACGATTTTAATAAGTATGGCAAGTCGGGATACACACCACATTGCACGAGAAAAGAAGCAATCAAGCTGGCGCGGGTAGAAGTCCGGAACGGTAGCAAGGGCGTTACAATATCATTTTTCCGCGCCAGTGACGGCCAGCGCGGATATTTAAACCCGAACGGCAGTCACGCCATCACGGGTAATTTCTGGGAATAAATTAAAAAGGGGATCGAAAATGAAAGAGGAATCAAAGAATTTGAAAAGCAAGGAGAAAATATGGAAGTGGGATACGAATAGTATTTCCGCTAAAATATCTAAGAAAGGATTAATCCTGGAAAACTGGAACTGCAACCAGTGTATGATCTCTGGCCGGAAAATATTGCTTTTAGGAACAACAGCCCTGCCAAGCGATAATAATATTGAGCAGTACATAAATATTATCAGGGCAGCGTATGAAGATAGTATTAAAAATAAATATAATATCAAAATCTTGCGATGGGGAGCTAGAGTACTATAAATTTATCAGAGCCTGCGGGCGGCCAATCAGAGCGCCGGGGCAAAGGAGAAATAAAATGACTACAGTACAAGGGAGCAAAGGGAGACGGTACGAGGTACAGTCCACGCTTTACGGGACGCGGAATTCGGTGCATCGTCTTTATTTTGGAGGCATTTTCCTGGCTAGCACGGAGCAGCAGGGAATTTGGGGCGAATCTAGCTCAACGATGGAAGTCACCATCGCGCGGGCGGACGACAGGGCGGACGCCCTGGGTATTGAGGTCATAGACAACAAACTTGAAGATTAACAATTTCTTTAGTCGGCCATGTGTTGGCCGGCTAAAGAGAAGGAAAATCCTCGGGGGATAAGTCCCCGGGAACCCCTACAAAAAGAACAAAATAACTAACGGAGAAGAAAAAAATGCTGAAAAATGAATGGACGGAAAAAATACGTCGACTGCAAGACAGGATTGCCACACAGGAAAGAATAATCGCGGCGCTGAAAGAGAGAAACAACAAGCTGAGGGCTTGTCTGCTTTCTGAGCGCGGAATTCCACTCACGCTCGGCGACCGGCTGGCCCAGCGAAAGGAGGGAAAATGCTGAAAAATGGATGGACGAAAAAAATACGGGAACTGAACAAAACTATTGCTTTCCTGGAAAAAATAATCGAGGAGCTAAAAGAGAAAAACAACACGCTGAGGGCTTGTCTGCTTTCTGAGCGCGGAATTGCGCTCGCCCCCAGAGACCGGCTAGCAAAAAAGCAGAAGAGGAGAGACAATGAGACACATAATCAGCGGTAATTTTTATTGCAATGACAAAAAAATACATCCTTACACAACTATCCCGATGGTAGAATTGGATGGCCGGATATTGATGACATCCAGCCAACCCGGAGTTGCGATGAGAACGGTGCTGCAAGCAAATGGATTCCGGGATTTAGACATCCCGGATAACGCAACATTTGCCCGGATTAGACTTGATGAAGAAGGACAAAATTATTTGGTGCTAGTGGCCAAAAAAATAGAAGGAGTGGAAAAGTGAGTGAAAACGCAGATTTAGAAAACTGGACAAAAATGATTGAGAAGAGAGTATGTCTCCGTTGCGGGCATACCTGGTGGCCACGGTCGCCGGAGGAGCCGCTGGCATGCCCAAACCCGGATTGCCACTCGGTGTATTGGAATAGGCCACGGAAAAACAAAACGAAGGAGGAAAAACATGAAAATTGATACTAGAATAACCACAGAAGTGGAAAATGACAGCGTTGCCAACCTCGCGTGCATTATTTTTGGCGCAACCATGATTGCAGTTGCCATCGGGTTGCTCATCGCGGCTATTATTTATTTTTAGGGAGGGAATGATGAAAGAAAGAAAATTATCGGCGAAAGAGCACGCGCTCATCTTCCGGGAGACTTTTTATGACCAGTACGATGATGAGCCAAAATTCACACGGGGAAATATTAAAAACTGGACAGAGGGTGAAGCTAAAACCTTTGTCAAAAACCACATTGAAACTATGCTGGTAATTAACAGGGAGTCGGCACTATGGGAGTGCGAGCGTAAAGCAGCGCGCGATTTAAAAATCAAAATAGGGGAGTGAAAAAAGGAAGAGAAGAAATGATGAACACAAAAACAATCGCGGAAACTAAAATTGAGGGGGATTTGATTTTCCCAGGGAAAATTATTTTCCTTCACGATATTGAAATTTCTGGCAATCTTGATGTTGAAGAGGTAGAGGCTCGAGGCTCGATCTTAGTCAGCGGCTCGTATACTGTCCACGGAAACGATCAGGTCGACGGACACCAAATCGTCGACGGGTGCCAGATCGTTGACGGGGACCAGATCGTTAACGAGTACCAGCACATTGACAGGAGCCAGATCGTCGACGGGAACCAGGACATTTGCGGGATCCAGCACATCAATGGGGAACAGATTGTTGGCAGGAACCAGCACATCAATGGGGAACAGATTGTTGACAGGAGCCAGATCGTTGGCAAGAACCAGATCGTTGACAAGAGCCAACACGTCCGCAGAAACCAGGACATTGGCGGAACCCAACACGTTCACGGGTACCAGATTGTTGACATAAACCAGATCGTTGGCAGAAACCAGTATGTTAACGGGGATCAGAACATCGGCGGGAGGCAGATCGTCTACGGGGAACAGACTATCCACGGGGTTAAATGATAAATATTTGCGACAGGAGGGTTAAAGTATGACTTTAATAACAGCGTTTATCGTGCTGATTGTACTGGTTTTTGTCTGCTGGGAATTGTATAAGGATGACAAAATAGAGTCGGGAAAAAGGAGTGGCAAAATCCAGAAATGTGGCAAAATCCAGAAATGTGGCAAAATCCAGAAATGTGGCAAAATTAATGATTAGCAAAGAAATAATAGAGAAGGAGATAATAGAGAAGGAGATAATAACATGAACTGGAAAAAAATAGATTTATTGCAATTACCAAAAGACGGAACTGAGTTTTTGGTCAGAAATGGGAATCAGGGCGGCGTTAAAAGTTTAGTTTATTGGAATACCATACATAACCGATGGGAATCAAAAGGGACTCCCGTTTCTTTGCAGGATACGCATTGGTTTGAAATTCCCAAATTTATGCCGGAATGTACCTGTGATTGCGATAAATGCGGTAATTCTTTTGTTGACGTACTTTATCACGAAAAACCACAACTCTTTTTATGCCCATCCTGTAAAAAGGAATGGGACAAAAGAGATTTATTAGACCTTTTGTGGGAATATCGTTACGCATATACCGACTACAAAGGTTCATCAGATAAATTCGACTTGGAGGAAATGAATAAAAAACAAAATGAAATAATAGAGATGTTTGAAAGAACAAAAAAAGAGCAAGTGATTATAAACTTTATAACCCGAACTTATTGGGAAAACCCCGAAGACGCAATCGGAGAAATTAGAAAGAGAATGGCAGAGTTTGAAAATTTAAACGGGGAAAAAGATTTAACTCCTAATTTAAAAAGGAGGTAAATAGACATTTTAACAAAGCAAAGGGGAGAGAGGAATCTTTCCCCTTTTTTAAAGAAAAAACGGAAAAAAAGGCGGGAAGGGGTATTCCGGCACCTTATCCGCCTTTTTAAGCCCATTTTTACTTTGTTTAAAAGACTCCAGAGCAAAAGAAGGCATTTTTAACGCCGTGCCGCTCTCATCTTTTCCATTTGTTCCATAACCGCGTTTTATTTTCCGGGACGCTTCGCAACGCTTTACCCTTGCCATTGGGTTGACCTTCCATTTAAACTTGTCCTACAGATTCTTTCGCACCCATAACCTCCTTCTTTTGCAGAATCTGAACAGGTGCGGGACACAATCAACAGTTCTCACAAGCCAACCCCCTTCTTTTCGCTGTTTGCCACGTTTTCCCGGGGGAGTCCTTACCGTCTACCAGCCCTTCAGGATTATACACCGGCAAATGGCTCTTAGAGGGTAGTAGAGGGCAAATTTTTCGATTCCCGGAGGTCACCCAGATCCTTTTTACACGGGCGGAAATTAAAAAGAGGACAAAGTTGAAATGGCTCAGGGTGAAATCGGGATCACATACGATTCAGGAATAGCCAAATTTTGTTGTAGGATGCTCTCAGTTGAATTTTGTAGGGCATGGTGTACCAATCTAAACAACCTCCAGCTATTCTGTCAGCAGGGAAGCGTTTGGCCTCCAATCCTTCTGCCAGCAGGGAAGTCCATCACCAGCAAACCGCGTCCTTCCACCAAAATGGCAGGTAACTGGGTTTTTGCAGATATACCCGGTTGAATTGTGCATCTAATATCCATGTCTCACAGAAGTCATCTTTACTTCTCATTCCGCGTCCAGTCGCTTGCAATACCGTTGTCAGCATGGTTGCCGCATACCACTCGGAACCCAGCTTAGAACCATAAACTCTGGCGGCAGTTATTTTTTCAGCAAGGCTAAGAAACGGCGCTTTAGCAATTATAATAAATCTGCACAAATCCATTTCCATGCTAACTCCACGCGCCATCGAAGGGGAAATTAATACCAGCGGGTCTTTGGATGCCATGAAGAAATCAAGTTTATCCTGGCGATTGGCTGAATCGTGGATAATTAACCTGTCTGAATCGATACCACGGTAGATTTCATCAGCTAGTTTGAAACTAACTGCATGGATGAGGCCTCTTTCAGTTGGATGACTTTTTATAATTTCATCAATACGGGCGATTAACTTTGGAGTTTCCGCATACATGGTTTTGCTGGTAAGGTTTGCTGCTTCTTCAATGTGGATTGGTCTCCTGCTAACAGGGAAGGTTGAGGGCAGGACTTTATAATCAATTTCGTCTAAGGGAATGCCCAGACGTTTGCACTCAATGTTGATGGGAAGAAAGCTGGCAGACATCAAAAGCCATTTGTTGCTATGCCGCCACATGAACTGATTGGCTATTTCCTCATTGAGCCACAGGGGACGAAAAACATACCGTCCTTCCTGGGAATCATCATAGAGCCAGGTTTCGTCCACATTTTTGATGAACAATTTTATTTTTTCCATCATGCGGACAATACCGGTACGGTCTTTTAGAGTCCTGATATTGTCATGGGTAAGGGGAGCGTAAAAGTGGGCGACACGGATATCCAGACTTTTTTTGATTTCACTGGCGCGTTCCATGGCTAATTCAGCAAACCGTTTCCAGGAGGATAATAGTTTTTCTTTGTCTTTGGAGGTGTGTTTGAGGTCCTCTATTTCGTTTTTTAGTCCAAGTCTGCCTAGTCCATAGGAAGTAAAAGTCAGGGTAACAAAATTTACCAGAGTGTTTTCAATGGAGTCGGCTTCATCGAGCACATTGAAATTTTTGGCTGGATTTTCGAGAACGGAAAATTTTCCAACGTAGTTACATTCGGAAAGCAGATAATCATAGTTCAGGATTCGCAGGCGGGAAGTAAGCACCCTGGATTTCTGGATTTCATAAGAACATTTGTTTTTTTTATACTCACAAGGCAGGGATGAGGTATGGAAACATTCCGCGCAGGTCAGGGCCGGGTTATGGGCGCAGGAGTAGTTGGCGCGACCGAATAAACTTTTGGCCTCGGGAAAGTCTTTGGTTATCTGATGTTGGAGAGTTTTGGAATGGACGGAATAGTTAGCGCCGTTTTTACATATAGCGGAAATAAGGCCGACGAGGGATTTTCCGGATCCGCAGGGAGCCTCCAGAAATATAAACTTCTTGTCACTTTCCAAAACATATTCGATTGCTTCTTTCTGGTACTGCCGGAACGGGGAGCTTCTGTAATGACTCAACTCATTTTTGGCTGCTTCGATTTGCGCTGCAAAATTCATGTTCTTTTTCCTTTTCTGTTTCCTTTGTGGTGTATTTTTCTTTCTCTGACGGATGAGCCGCCCGCCGTTCCCACAAGTATTCTGAGAGGGCTTTCGATTTAGCCGCCCGCCATTCGCGCAAGGATTCTTTAACGGCTTCCGGATGAGTTGTCCGCCATTCCCACGAGGATTCTTTAAAGACTGACGGATGAGCCGCCCGCCATTGGCGCGAGTATTCTGAGAGGGCTTCCAATTCAGCCGCCCGCCGCTTTTTCGCGGCAGTTTTCCTCCAGTCAACTTTCCCGTTAACAAAAACGTAGTGAATAATTTTTTCTTTCATACAATTTCACCCAGATTATTTTTCTGCCATTTGCGCCAAGCCGCTTCTGCTTTTTCCGGACGTTTCTTGTAAAACCCGTAAAAATATTCTCTGACTTTTTCCGGATGTTTCTTTTGCCACCTTCGTGAGTACTCTTTTACTTTTTCCGGGTTGGCTTGCTGCCACCGTTTTGTATTTTCTCTGACTTTTTCCGGATGAGCCTTCTGCCATCGTTTTGCACACTCTCTGACTTTTTCCGGGTTGGCTTGCTGCCACCGTTTTGTATTTTCTCTGACTTTTTCCGGATGAGCCTTCTGCCATTGTTTTGCAGATTCTTTTACTTTTTCCGGGTTATTCTTTCGCCACCGTTTTGTATACTCTCTGACTTTTTCCAGATGAGCCTGCCACCTTCGCGCGTACTCTAAAACTTTTTCCGGGTTGGCACTCCTGCCATCGATAAAAATGTAATCAATAATTTTTTCTTTCATAGCTTCCCTCCTTTTTATAATACTTAATACTTAATACTTAATACTTAATACTTAATACTTAATACTTATATAAAGAGAAAAAAGGGGCGCACGCATACGCGCGATAGTTTCGCTTCCCAAAATTTGGGAAGTCATACTCAGCCACTCACTTTCTCTATATACGGAAAAACCCCAGTTTTTCCCAACACATAGAGCATTTATTTTTTCAAGATGGGCGTTTTTTGAAGTCGTCAAAAACTTAATCATATTCAGTACTTAGATAACACCTTGATTTTATTCACTTTGGTCATTTTACTTAATTATATTCAGCACTTCAAAATACCACTTTTTGGGTATGAGTGGGGCTTCCTAAATTTTAGGAAGATAAACTCACGGAACTCAACACTCATCTTTTTTTTGCTAATTTAAATGATATTATATAGTTACATTTAACAGAACCAAAAATTTGACTCATTTTACCCCTTTTTCAGGCCTTTTTTGCCTTTTTTTACCCCTTTTCCCGGCTCTTTTTACCCTGTTTTTCGACCTTTTTTCGACCTCTCCCTGATTTTCGGCTCTTTTTTTACCCCTTTTTTACCCCTTTTTCAGGCTTTTTTCAGGCTTTTTTCAGGCTTTTTTTCTTAATTTCCAGTCCTGTTTACCCTCAGTTTACCCTCAGTTTACCCTTCAGTTCCCTGATTTCAGCCCCTGTTTTATCTCTTTTCAGGCCTTTCATGAGTGGGGCTTCCTAAATTTTAGGAATCTGGACTCAACACTCATGTTTTTTTGCTGATTTAAATGATATTATATAGTTACGTTTAACAAAAACTCTATTTTCCCCACTTTGAGACTCTTAGGAAGTGACACTCATTACACTCATCTTTCTGGTTCCCGGCTTTCCTCGTTTTTGTGAAGTTCCCATTCTTTTAACTTCAATCTATCCGTATACTTGTGACGTATACGGTCTTTAGCTTTTGTCAGTTCTCCACCCTGGTCTAAACGGTTAATCATGTCCTTAATATCGTTTTTAAGCTTATCCGAAGGGAAGCAATTTATCCATTTTTTGACCTTTTCATCGGCTTCATCCTGGGAAATTATACCGGCTACTACTTTATTCATATAGTCTTTATATCGCAAAAGCACTTGATTCTTCCATTCATCAATCTTGTCTTCTTCATAGATTTGAGCCATTATCGGGGTAAATATATCCTCTAATTTTTGACCCGATTCCAGATGTTCTATTTTCAACCATTCGAGTCCAATTGTATAAATTCTACGATCTAAATGTGAACGTGTTCTGTATACTTTTGAACGCTCAAATATTTGCTGGGCTATCTCATTTTGCGTAAGATAAATTTGAGTCTGGAGACGGTGAGTAGCGCCTTTTGCTCCAGTCATAGGAGGAAATTTTACTTTTGAAACAAGGTCGACCAATTGATTCCACGTCGTCTTGTTATTGTTCTTTTTGATGTCCTGGAACAGGACGGTTTTCTCTTTTTTAGTGAGTTTTTCAGGTTCACCCGAATCATTTAAACGATAGATTTCCTGGGATATTTTTTCTTTCAAGACTAAACCTCCTTCATAACGTTGTAATATTTTATCATATGATCCACCATCCAGCGTACTATTTGATCCTTGTCTTTTTGAAAATAGACATGAATTCCGTAACGGATTTCAAAGCTAACAATAGCTGCCCTGATACATTCAGGATGGATTTTTGTAAATTGCTGGTGTTGGTAAACTTCAGACTCACGTTCCTGTATACACAATCCTACCCATCCACCCGCAGTAATCATAGCCTTAAATCTCTCCATTTTAGGCTTTGTTTTAGTTATCTGTTCACTCGAGCAATACGGGAATATATCACCCATAAACTTGCGTTCTATGGCGAAATTAGGGAAACCACGAATACCATAGTCACCATTTTTTAATGTATCGCGGACAATAACCAAACCTTTTGGTGGTTTTTTTAGAAGAGGGCTTTCCTGCTCTCTTGTGTCGACGATTACCACCAAACCATCAGGAATTGGAGTTTGTTTAAGATGGTAAGATTTTAAATAGTTGCTATTTTCTTTAGGAGACTCTCTCAATTTCTTCGCACCTCAGTTCCTGTTTTCGTTTTTTCAGTTTCCTAGCTTTCTGGCAAGCGGAACAAGAGCCGTGGTTGCGGCACGTCCTGTCCACCGCTTTTGCTTTCCGGTATGGTTTGCGCCAGTCTTTCCGGTTTGGGTAGTCGTTGTCGAAACTCACACGTTGTCCTCCAAAAATTCCTTTAGCAACTCAGCAGCTTCTTTTATTTTGCGTGCTCCGGCAGTGCAATAGTACTCGCTTTTTGGCGAGCTCATTTCAACCTCAAGTATTTTCAGTTTCTTGTATATTTTTTTAACCCTGTCTACTGTTTTCACAATTTTTCTCCTTTTTACGGCAAAGTGCACGTTTGAAATAATGCTGTTGTGTCTTGAAAACATCTTGCTCCGGACATTAATAAAAACATCCCTTATTCCAGCAAATTCCTTGCATGGTTGATACAGTAAGAAATTTTATGTAATTTTTGCACTGCTTACAGGACATCGATTTACATCCCGTATAGTTACTCATGATTTTTCACCCGTGAAATAAATTTCCTCAACCTTATTCCTGCACATGATTCCTACCTCAGTCCCGCCGTTACGCTTGGTCGGTTGCCGTCTCCGTTTCTTTAATGCATTCAGGACACTTTATTCCTGTTTCCGCAAGTCCTACAACTTCATATTGATTACTGTTGTCATGGCGCAATATCATTTTAGCATATTTCATACACACAGCGCCCACTCTTTCGTCACAATCCGCAGTACATTCTTTGATTTTCATGTGAATCTCCTCCACTAATTATTTCTCCTTTATAATAAACTTCTAAAACTGCTCCTCCGCACACGATTCCCACCTCAGTCCCGCCGTTACGCTTGGACAGTTCAATCGCATTAAACCGGCAATAGTCGATGTCCTTGTAACCGCGCGTGTCAGCCGGTTGCCACTTGCCGTCAACCTTAATGGCTGTGAAATATTTATCTTCCTTCATTTTCCCTCATCTCTAAAAATCCTTCACCTGTTTGATAGTTAATGTTTGATCTCCCACTTTTATAGGCTGCTGGGCGACACCATTTCCTTTGTAGATCTTTCCATTCTTTAGACCATTCCGTTTTCCCCGTACTCTTATATAATTGTGCAAATGGTAAAAATCCCATTTCGTAAATTCTGTTTAATCTATTTTCTGCGGTACTAATTGTTTCTCCGTTAAATCCGACAAGAACATAACAACGCTTTTTAGATGTCGAATAATGAGCGATAAGACCTGCAACATTAGATAGATATTTTTCTTGTTGCAGCGAATCACACGCAAACCATAGAGAGTTTATTTTTAATTTATCAAATTGATCAACATGCCATTTGGTTAAAAGTTTTGCGTCTAAACCGCCGCTAAAAGAAACTGGCTTTTTTTGAGATGACAGCATTTTGAAAACTTTCAGCTGATGTTCCTGGGAGCAAGCTAGCAAATTATTGTCCTGCACTATCCATCCATTTTTTATTTCCAACTCTCTTAATTTTCCTTCTCGCGGAGGAACTAAACAAAACGGGCAATTATAGGGACAACCTCTTGATGTTATTGTAACACCATTTTTTATAAAAAATCCGGGCGTAAACTCTCCCCCGGGATCGCTAAATGCGGGTCCTCCAAGTTGGACATCAGAATAATAATCACGCCATGCTCTATATAATCTTTCCCCTTCTTCAATATCCCAAGTAAATGCAACTGAAATTTTAACTGGAATAGTTTTATCCGTTGGACAGAATAAAGGCGGGTCGCCTATAAAAACGAACTCGTCATCGGGAGTCCAGTTTGTTTTTCTCGGAAAGACACGGATTTCATTGACTTTGCACATATACCTCGTTCCTAATTTAAGCATCTTCAAGCAGATATGTGACGTTTATCTATCATTGTTCGTTGCTCATTTATCTTCGTACTGGCTGTATTGCCAGTGGGATTGGCATGAGAGCCTGCTGTAAAATATTTATTGTTTTTCTTCACTTGCGATTTCTCCCATTTTGCTTTCCTCCTTTCTTTTCCAAATTAGTAAATCAATTAAAGCGTCAATGGGATTAGTGTTATACGTTGCAAACTGTATATTGTCACTTCTTAGATGAGAAGGAACGTATTCTACCTTATATCCCGTGTAGTGTCCGTCTATTTTATGTATGGACGTTATTGTCGGCAACTCTATCAATATTTCTGCCATTGATGGAGCAGGAATACTTTCTAATACCTCTCGGAAGTATGTGTCTGGAATCCGTAAATACCAGCCCTTCTCGTCTCTCGCCCAATAAACATAGGTTTCCAATATAATTCCAGCATCAACCAGTTTATTACTGGCCGGATAACTTGCGTAATTAAGTTTGTTCATTTTGTTTCCTCCTAATTAATAAGCACTTCCCATCCTCAGTTCTACGCCCACAAACCTGTGTGTATCTCCCGGCAACAGCCGGTGCGTGGTTCCGGCACTCCGTCTCTTGTGTCACTGTTTGCGCCATACACTTTCCCCGACGGGAGTAGTTTATTTCACTTTGTTTCTTCATTGCCATTCTGCTTGTATTTCCGTGCCGCATACGGGGCAATCCTGCGGACATTTTTTCTCATCAACCGGGACATTTGCTTTGCATATAGGACACCATAAAACAGTTAACAAGCCGTTGCGCTCAGGCTGCGCTGGCTTTTCCGGTTTATTCATTCCTGTTCCTCCACCTATGTCACGTTTATCTATCATTGTTCGTTGCTCATTTATCTTCGTACTGGCTGTATTGCCAGTGGGATTGGCATGAGAGCCTGCGTGCCTATTACCAAACTTCCAGCCCGGCGTGAAATCGCATTCCCCAGACACCAGCATGTATTTGCAGCAATTATATGTAAGCTCAACCAGCTTGAAATTTACGCACTTGTGCCGGTCGTCGATGTGCGCGCAACAATAGCCATGCATGTCTCGGTAGTTTTTCCGGGTTGTTTTCATTACTCCACTCTCAATTTTTCCTGTGACCTTGATGGCCGGTCGGGAAAAACACTCACCAATCAGTGGTCTGGTCTTCATTGTCTTCTCCTTCCTCTGACTCTTCTATTCTTTGCTTAATTATTTTTGCATTACCCTGAGGATATTTTATAGGCTCAGCCGGTTTGCCATCAACAGTCACGATGTTTCCTTCTTCAATGACGATACCTACTTTGGAATCAGAACCTACGGATTCGTACCAAAGCTGATAATTTTTGTCCTTGACTGTTTTGGAAATAATAGCACGGTTTTTAACATCCAGCAAACTTCCATCTTTGATTCTGAGTACTTTTAGTTTCGGATTAAGCGCCATAGAGATGGATAAAGAAATCATTAATTTTTCTCCATCGCTGGCCTGGTCAAGGGGTATATCATTATAAAGGAGTTCGCCATCATTGAAACTTAAGCCGGGAACCGGAATAGACGCCTTTTCCAGTAACTTCTTGCGGTTGGATAGGGTTTCATCGATACGTCTGGTCAATCCCTCATAATTATCAACAGCCGCATCAGCTTCCAGTTTGATTCTGGCTTTTTCCTTATTATCACGGATATGGGAGTTTGTGGTTTCCAGTGTAGACATGGAATCCTCAATCGGAGTGGTATCAATTTTAACCAGAGTGACTATTTTTTCTTTATTGGCCTTATAGACAAGTTTAGCGTTTCCAACCTTCAGACGTAAATCAGCCAATTCCTTTTCCAGTTCATTTATTTTCGCAACATCCTCCATAGCGCCGGACTTTATTTTATCATTATTAACTATAAAACTATCAATGTCGTTGTTGGTTTTAATAGCATCCTGGAGTTGTTTTGAGATAGACAGAATACTTATTTCTTCTTTATCTTTTACGTCCTTCCATTCCGGCATTTCTTTGTGTCGGGCAACCAATTGGTCTTTCTGTCTGCCAACCAGTAATCGTTCTTCCCTGAGGTCCTTTTCTTTTTTATCCAGGGAACTTGTATCCACTCCGATAAGGTTGAGGAAAATTTCCCGCTGCTTTTTTTTATCGTTATTCATAAAGTCCAGAGGGTCGAAACTGATATTCCCCACTATTTTATCCAGCAGTTTTTGAGGCGATGATTGCACTGCGCCTTCTTTGCTGCGAATCTGGAGGGTGGTATTGTTTTGACTAAATGACCGAATAACCATGTAATCTCCCAAATCCAGTATGATTTTACCCCTGTCCTCACCATGCTTAATTGGTTCTTCCGGTATTTCACGTCCACCCTTCAGCGCCATGGTGATACAGTCTAAAACTGAGCTTTTCCCGGCTCCATTTGCTCCGGTAATAAACACGATATCATCTTTGGGTGTAATGTCGATGGCGGTTAGTTTTTTAATGTTTTCCGCACGCAGATTTAAAATTCTCATAATATTTCCTTTCTTTTCATAAATTATAGCCAGAGGGTGACTATTGACGTGAACACATTCCCCAATATATAGA